GTGCAGGTATCTGGGCAGGCGTTTGACCTGGAGACATCGGAGACCTATGAGGTCCGGTCGTACATCTATCACATGCGCGGCCCGTTCGCGGGTCAGGTGGTGCAGGGCGATTTGCAGACGTTTGTGACGGACGGGTCGGCCCAGGCCCTTCCTCCTGTGGCGACGACGGTTCCTGCGACGAATGTGGGATCGACGACGGTGACGCTGAATGCACGCGTCAACCCGAACGGTCAGGACACAGAAGCGTACTTTCAGTACGTCGGGCCGAACGGGCAGATGGAGACGGCGGCTGTCGAGGTCGGCAACGGGTTCGGGGATGTCGATGTGTCGATTGGCGTGACGGGCCTGAGCGAGGGCTCGCCGTACACGTTCAACGCGGTTGCGACGAATCACGTCGGACAGGTGTCGTACGGGAACAGCGTGTCGTTCACGACTGGTGTGGATTTGCACGCGCCGCAGGTGGTGAGCCTGGCGTTCAATCCGTCCGGGATCACGCAGACGACTGCGGTGGCGAATGTGCGCTACACGACTGGTGGGGCGGACTGCTCGGTGTTTGTGGACTACGGCACGTCGAGCGGCGTGTACATGAACTCTGAGAACGCGAATGTTCTCGCGGGTACCGGGCTCATCAACATCGGGTTGATCGGGCTGTCCGCGAGCACGACGTACTATGCGCGTGCGGCGATCACGAACTCTGTCGGCACGCATCTGGGGAGCGAGGTCACGTTCACGACGGGTGCGGTGGCGAACGCGCCTTCGGTGCTGATGACCACGTCGGCCAGGGCAACACCGATGCGCGTGCCAATGAGGGTGGCAGCGCCCGCCGCGCGGGCGGCCGCGGGCGTGTGCTGGATGGTTTGGCCGGGGGCCACAAAGTTCTTCATGATGGGTTCCTTCCGTCAGGTGGGGGTCTGGTCAGCCGTTGCGCTGCAGCGTCTTCCAGTCCAGCGCCTTGGCAGATGCGTCGATGCGGACCTTGAAGGTGGCGCCGTCGATGGACCAGCCGGCCTGCTGCTCCAGGGTGGGGGTCTGCACGCCGTCCAGGTAGTCCACCACCACGGTGTCGTGCACCTGCGGGTTGGCGGCGCCGTACCAGATGGAGGCGCTGGCGTCGTCCAGGCGGGCGTCAGAAATGACCTGCGCAATGCCGCGCACGCTGTTGGGCGTGGTGTTGTTGCGGGTGGCGGCGCCCACTTCGAATTCGCTGTTGATGGCCGTCTTGGCCACGCCTTCCAGGCTGACCGGGACGATGAGGTTGGCCATGCGGATGTTCAGCGAACCGGTGGTCTGGCCCACGTCCTTCTGGCGAGCCATGGCAACGCGCATGGCGTCGATGGTGGCTGTGGCGATGGCGCCAGCGCCCTGCAGGTTGTTGTGGCTGGCGTGGAACAGCGCAACGCCGTCTGCCATGTTGGCGTTGGCCGTGAGCACGGAGTAGGCCAGGTCGCCCACGGTGCGGATGGCGGCGCGGCCCATCTTGCGCGGCAGGCGCGAGAAGGCGTCCATGTCGTCGTTGATGACGGCCTGGCGGCTGATGGTGAACATCTCGCCGTAGGTGGCCAGCACGCGCTGTTCGCGGCGCTCACCGATGGTGATGAACTTGTATTCAGCGCCCTCGCCCACCTTGCGCAGCGCGGGGAAGGAACCCAGGTCAACGGTGCTCTGGATCTTGAAGTCCGGCAGGCTGCCAGCGGTAGTCCACAGCTGGAAGGTTTCGTCGGCTTCCTCGTAGCCCTTCATCATGGCCTTATTGGCCACGTTGGCCAGCAGCAGCGGGAAGTCGCTGGTGCTGTGGGTGAACGCCTGGGCGATCATGCCCATCTTGTCGCCCGGGATGTCGCGCACACCGGCTTGCACCAGGCACGCACGCGCCACTTCGCCCAGCGTGTGGCCGCGGAAGGGGTTGGCGGTGTCGTTGGTGGCCAGGCCAGCGCGGATCATCAGCGCGGCCTTCATACCGGCGCGGCGCTTGTCGGTTTCGTCTTGGGTGGTGACCACGTAGTGGCCGCCGGCGGGGGTGGCGTCTTTGCCCATGGCTTCAAGGACCTTCAGCTTGGTGGCATCCACGGATGCGTTGATGTCGGCCAGCGCGGCGGCTTCGATTTCAGCCACGCCGTCCACCTTGCCGTGGAACGGCTTGAGGGCGGCGCGGATGTCGGCCTGACGCTGGTTTTCCGCACGGGCAGCGGCTTGCGCAGCGGCCTGGGCTTCGTTGGCGGCGGTGTTGTCGGGCGCCGCGGTGTTCTGGGGTTGGGGCATGTTTGCTCCTGGGGTTGATACGGCCGCGGCCGCGGGGTGAACTTGGTGTGCACCTGCCGGTGGCAGGTCTTGGGTACGGTTGGGCAGCCACGCAAAGCGCGTGGCGCTGGCGGCCACCGGCATGGCGGCCACTGCTTCGTCTGCCAGGCCTTCGGCCACGGCTTCGGCGGCGGTGAACCAGTGGTCCTTGCCGTCCAGCCAGGCCATGACCTCAGCTTCCGGCCGGCCCGTCTTGCGGGCGTAGCTGGCGGCCATGGATTCGGCCCACTTGTCCAGCATGTCGGCACTGGCGCGCAGTTCAACTGCGTTGCCCACCACAGCGCCCCAGGGGGCGTGCAGCATCATCTGGGCGTTTTCGGCAATCTCGACGCGGTCACCGGCCATGGCGATGAGGCTGGCGATGCTGGCGGCGATGCCGTCCACGCAGACGGTGACTTGAGCCGGGTGGCGCTTCAGCGCGTTGTAGATGGCAATGCCGTCCGACACGCTGCCACCGTAGCTGTTGATGCGCACGGTGATCTGCGCCGCGTCCATGGCCGCGATGTCCTTGACCAGATCCTTGGCGCTGATGGTTTCGCCCCACCAGCTTTCACCGATGTCGGCGTAGATCCAGATTTCGGCGGCGGCCGCGGCTTGCGCGACACCGGCGGCTGCAGCAACTGCGGCGGCCAGGGGCACGCGGCGGATGCTGTAGAACGGCTTGGTGCCGCTCATTCAGCGGCCCCGCTTGCAGGCATGGACTGGGTGTTCATGCCGCGCAGTCTGCGCAGCGGGGGGTGACATTCCCAGGGAGGGAATGTCAAAACGTGGCGGCTACACCCGGGCGCCAGCGATGCGGTACACCTGCCGCTCCGTGATGCCGTAGCGCCGGCCCACGTCCGCAGCGTTGCCCGTGCGCAGTTCGGCGCGGATGGCCTGGTCACGGCGCTGGCGGGCCATGCGCAGGGAAATGCGCTTGGCGGCCAGCAGTTCGTCGTCGCCCACGGTGGCCAGGGTGTCGATGCACAGGCGCGCCACCTCGGTGGCCTGGCGCTCGGTGTAGCCGTGCCGGCGGCGCAGGGACTCGCAGAGCTCCAGGAAGAGCAGCATGTTCTGCTCTTCCTCGGCCGCTGCGCTGGCTTGGGGTTGGGCTTGTAGCTCTTGGCATTCCAACAGGTCGGTGCTCATAGGCGGGAGTTCCATTCATCTGAGCCCACCGCAGCAGGCGCGCGGGCAATGCGGGGGCGGGCTGGGCGCGGCGGCGCGGCCAGCGGCGCAGGTTCGGCGGGGTCATCGGGCGCGGCGGCCAGCTGCGGCGGCGCGTCAGCGGCGGCAGGCGGCGGCAGGTCGAACAGATCCGGCTGCATGGCCTGCTCTGCGCGCACCCATTGGCGGTCGGTCCAGCGCGGGATGTCGTCCAGTTCGGCCAGGAACAGGCAGCCCACGGTGCAGTCCAGCGCTTCGTTGCGCACGCCTGACGGGCACTTCCACCGGTGTTCCACGCCGCGCGGCGTGCGCACGGGGATGCGGTGTTCGGCGGTCAGGCCCTTGAAGAAGGCGTCCGGCAGATCCGCCGCGAAGTGCATGCGGCCTGGGCCGCTGCCCTCCAGCTGCAGGCGGCCGTGGATGAGGTCCTTGGCGGTGTCGGTGCCGATGAACCACAGCGCCACGCCGCGGCGGGTCAGGCGGCCGTTGACCTTGACGTCCTGCAGCGTGCGGCGCGCCTTGATGGCCTTGCCCGGCTGGCTGTCGCCCTTGGTGGCGTGCACGTTGCGGGCCTTGTGCTTGCGCGCAAAGGCGTAGGCCTGGTGCGTTTGGTAGCCGCTGTCCACACCCAGCGCGCTGCAGGCCAGGCGCGTGCCGGTGGCGGTGGGGTAGGAAAGGCCGATGAGCGGTTCCACCTTGGCGGCCCACTCCGCAGCGTCGGCCGTGTTGCCGTAGATGACGCGGTAGTCAATGGCCCAGCTTTCGTCACCGCGGCCGAAGGCCCAGGTGACCATTTCCCAGCGGTCGGCCTGCACGTCCACGAAGTTCTTGAGCACGCAGGCGCCGCGCGGAACCACGCCCACCGGCAGGCCTTCAGCCTTGGCGCGGCGGCGCAGGCCTTCGGTCTCGGTCTGTTCGTATTCCTCTTCCCAGGTCTCGGCCAGGGTTTCGTTGGTGAAGCCTTGGGCCGGGCCGTTGTCGCCGGCCTTCTGGGCGCGGTGGGCTTCCAGCCATTCGCGCACGATGTCTGACCAGGTGCGCTGCGGGCTGTACGCGGCCCACACGCCGCAGAAGGCCACGTGCCGCGGCGGGCGGATGGGCTGGCCCAGGTCGTTGCGCCAGGTGCGGTCAGCGCCATAGCGGATGCCGGTGACGTCGCACACCCAGGCGCCCTGGTCCCAGGCCTTGAGGTAGGCCGCCTGGTTGATGCTGCCGTGGCAGTGCGGGCAGACGTGGTGCACGGTGGCTTCGGGCTTGGTGGCGGTGCCGTCCCACTTGAAGCCGTGCGCCACTTTCTTGCCGCCCCACATGAGCGGGTGTTCTGCGCTGCAGTGCGGGCACTGGATGCGGTAGCGCAGGCGGGCGTCTGCGGCCTGGACCTGCCGTTCAATGTGGCTGAAGCCGCGCAGGCGCGGTGTGCTGCCCACGATGCACTTTGGGTAGGGCGCGCCTTCCAGGCGTCCCTTGGCCAGGGTGACGGGGTCGGCGCTCTTTTCAATGGTCTGGTCGAAGCCGTCGATTTCGTCCAACTCGACGGCGTCCACCGTGATGCGGCGGTAGGCGCGCGCAGCCTTGCCGCCCAGGAAGTGGGCCAGGCTGCCACGGAAGGTCTTGAGCTTGATGCTGTCTTCGGCGCCCTTGGTGCGGCGGCGCACTTTGCGCACGGCGTTGACCTGGTCCAGCATCGGGTCGATTTCGGTCTTGACGAAGCTGTCCCGGTCGTCGTCGGTCGGCTGCCAGAGGGCTTGCTTGCGGAAGCGGTGCGCAGCGTTGTAGGCGACGTAGGCCACCAGGGTCTTGGTGTAGCCCACGCGCTTGGCCTTCTGGACGTCTACCTGCTCGATGTCGTCATTGCTGAAGGCGTCCATCCATCCGATCTGGAAGGGCCAGGCTTCCCACTGGCCCTTCTGGTGCGAACTGTCGCCACTCAGCTGGAAGTGCGCGGCGGCCCAGTCGGCCAGACGCTGGGGCGGGTCGGCCTTCAGCGGCTCCAGGCCCTGGCGCAGCGCCAC